AATTGCCAGACCTTATGAAGCAATTAAACACTGACATTCAAGCTGAGATTTTCACAGGCCACCAGGTTACGTCTCCGATGCTCTTTGGGGTGAAAACAGAAGGCCAATTAGGGGGAAGAACAGAAATGGTTGATTCCTATGAAATATTTAAAAATACCTACGTAAACGACAAACAACAGGCAGTTGAAGAGGTGTATGATTTTCTTTCCCCGTTCATTGGCCAGCCTCCTGCCCAGAAGTTAATTCCGGTTGAACCGATTGAACCTTTAGAAGTGCAAGCTCCAATAAACACAGCTCTTCCGGTAAATGAGAACATGAAGAATCTTACAGGAAGGCAATATCAGAACGTCGAAAGGATAATTAAGAAATACAAAACAGGAAAGTTGCCTAAACCGCAAGCCGAAACTATGCTTCGGGCTGGGCTGGGATTGACAGACGACGAAATAAACACATTTTTAAGTTTCGCTCAAAGCGAACGGGAAGAAGAAGTAGCTGAAATGTTTTCTTTCGTAGGCAAACAAAAAGAAGATTACGTTATTCTAAAAACAAAACACGGGTTTAAAGATTTAAGAGAAAATGATTCTTCTATCGTGAATTTAATAGGAAAAGATAAAAGGATCACTCCCGAAGTAATTGCAAATACAATTAACGAATCGGTTGCTTATGTACGTGGAAGGATAGAAGTTCTTAAAGATGCCGGTGTTCTAACTGAGAGCATCCAAACAATCGGAGTAGATACAATCATAGAACATTCGATAAATCCCGAACAAATTGATTCCAGGGTTCCGCCTGAAACTGCGGATGTGTTTATAAGATAGTCATACGAACCAAAACCAGGCTTAGAACCTATCATCGAAACTACACGACCTTTTTGTAAAAGGCTTATAGAATTGGACAGACTTTATACAAGGTCAGAAATAGAAAGTATTTCACAAAGGGTAGGGTTTTCGGTTTGGGATCGTAAAGGCGGGTTCTGGGGGGATAAAGAAGAGTGCAGACATAGGTGGGTTTCGAATATAGTAATCAAAAAAGGAAAGTTTGCATCACAACCAAATGGAGTTCATGTGACGAAACCCGAATTAGAATTAGCTGATTTAAGTAATAGTGATTTTGAAAAAGCGGACTCATTCGCAATAGAAGAAGCTCTTTACGGGAGGGAAAAGGTTTTGGATGATCTTAATAGTTTAAAACAATTAAGTGATTTAATATGGAAACAAGCGTAGCAATGAACGGGGTACTTCAATCGAAAAGGCACAAAGAATTATTAGAGGCATTTAATAAAATAGCTCCGGTAAATGGTACGCCAGAGATGGTAAAGGCTATTTCTGAGCTACGAAATGATATAAGAAGCGGATTCGATAAAAAGATTGAATCATTTGTCGCTGCGGTTAGGAGTATTCCTCAACCTAGTGTGAACGTAGCTGCACCTAATGTAAAAGTAGAACCAGCTAAGTTATTTTTTAGTCAGGAGAAATTAGAACGATTAGCACAAGAGATTTTGGATACATTAAATGAGATTAAAAAACCAGTTGAATGGGTGCATCAGGTAACAAGAGACAGGGACGGGATGATAAGTAAAATAACTTCTAAAGTAAAAAAATAAATTATGGCGGCATTTAACAAATTTCAGCAGTTCGTAGAAGATTTAGGTAAAGGTGTTCACAATTTCACCTCAGATGCTACCTGTACTGTAACGGTTGCTTTAACTAATGCAGCCAACCCACCAGTGGCGACCAATTCGGTATTGGCAAATCTTACACAGATTTCTTATACTAATTTAAGTTCAAGGGTGGTTACTGGGATTACATCGGAGCACACGACGGGAACTGTGACGTTTACTGCGACTGACCTTATATTAACCGCAGGTGGCGGGTCGGTGGCTCCTTTCAGGTATGTCATTATTTATAATGACGATCCAACATCACCGGCAGACCCGCTAATAGGTTGGTGGGATTATTTAAGTGATCTGACATTGGCGGATGGAGAAACATTAACTATAGACTTTGGGGCAAGTGGATTCGGAACGTTAGTATAAACGTTAGTATAAACGTTAGTATAAACGTTAGTATAAACGTTAGTATAAATGGCAGCACCGACTTACATAACAGCTAGTACAGGTACAACCGATGCAGGTGGGGCGTGGTCGCATACTTCGGCCGCTCCAGGAGCAGCCGGGCGTATTTATATTGTCCAGGTTGTTCAAGATGGCACAGGGGCGAATACAATATCTGTTGATTCCGTTACCAATGCAGAAAATCTTGCTGGTACTGATGGTGTTCTTACTTCAATAGGTGAATTTAATATAGGCAGTGCCGTAGCTGCTTCTCAACATTTATGGATAGGACGTTCGCTGAACACATCAGCAATGGTAATCACAGGGGGGAATACTGGTACTGATGATTTATATATTAGAGTTTATGAGTTTTCAGGAGTTAGTACAGGGACAACACTTGCAACTGTTATAGAAAACGCAACTGCTGGTTCAACTACAACAGGTGCGGGAACAAGTACAACGGTGGCGGATGCTTCAGTACAAACACTTGGTACTAACAGGTTGGCTTTAAATTTTATTGGAACAAATGACGATCTAACGATTGGGGGGTCGTTCACAGGGGAAACTGGTGGGGATTGGGCTTCAGTTGCTTCTTATGGCACATCTACTGGAACAGATGCTGCTCTAAACTTAAACACGGCAACCATTGCAAGTGCCGGAACAATAGATGGAGGTACGTACACTATCACCTCAATGGCATGGGGAGTGGTTGGGTTTGCTTTAATACCTGTTGCACTTTCATTAACTGTGGATGCTGCAACATTTAATTTAACTGGTGCAGCGGTAACATTAACTAAGCAAAGTAAATTAACATCAAATGAAGGTTCGTTTAATTTCACCGGAAGTAGCGTAGGATTAATTAAAGGGTATAGGTTAATAGCTGAAGCCGGTGTATTTAATTTAACCGGGTCATCGGTAACGCTAACTAAACAAAGCAAGATTACGGCAGAAGCAGGTGTATTTGTTTTTACAGGATCAAGTGCAAGCTTAACAGCACAAAGAACCATAACGACAGACCCAGGGTCATTCTTGTTTACAGGATCAGATGCTAATTTGATATATACTCCAAGTGGTGATTCCACTATTTCTGTTAATCCAGGTTCGTTCATATTTACAGGTAGTGATGTTAATTTAATAGTTGGGGGGACTCCGGTTATCGCTCAGCCCGGTGGTAGTGGTTGGTTTGTTAGAGATAAAAAAGAAGAAAAAAAGAAACGTATAAGTAAGGATGACGATGAATGTTTAATGATAGTAAAATTATTTATGGTATGCGAATCAGAGAACACTTTTTAAACACCGAATTATTAAAGGAATTTGATAAGAAGGTAAATGATGGCAAAAACGAATATGAGGCAGCTAAGGAAGTTATCATTTCTAAGCATCAAATTTTGCATAATAAGATGAACGAAATAAGGAAAAAATTACAGGTTAAAGAGGTAAAAGATGAGTCTTAACATACTTCTTATATCAGACACGATGATTAAAGAAAGGACGGCTATACATGGTAATATAGATCCTAAACTTTTATACCCTGAAATTAAGACTTCGCAGGATATGTACATACACCCTATTTTAGGGACAGCCCTTTATAACAGATTACTGGCAGATGTAAACGTGAGTGGAATTACAGGTGATTACAAAACTCTTTTAGATTCTTATATCGTAGATCCGTTGATGTACTATACACTTGCTTCTCTTCCTATACCAATTTCTTACCAGTTCTGGAATAAAGGAGTCATAAGGAAACAAGGAACCGAAACCGAGCTCCCTTCAATGAGTGAACTAATTGATTTGGCTAATCATTATCGTATAAGAGCAGAATGGTATGGTGAAAGACTAACGAAATATTTGAAGCAATATGCAAGCGAATCCTTTCTTCCTGAGTACTTAGACCCCGGAAGTGGAATAGATACTATCATTCCTGAAAATTCGGCGTTTACGATGCCTATTTATTTAGGAGATCACGACTATTGTCCACACCCTGATAAAAATAATTGTAACTGTAACGACAAATATGGCGAAAAATATTACTAAAAAAAATTTAGAAAAGCTAAAGATATATTTAAAAGAGCAATCAAAACTAAATGACCCTAAACACAATACAAAGCAGATTAAGAAGCCTCGCCCTCGCTCACAGGCAGATTAATCATTTCTACTTTGGGGATGAGCCTGAATTTGACGCTCAGACAGACATTACTTTTCCGGGGTGTTTTTGTGTCATTTTACCTGGGAGCATTGATAGAATTAACCATTTACAGAATTACATTTTCCGTATCTACTTCTTAGACTTAGTTCATGTAGCTGAAAGGACAGAAGAAAATGAGACTGAGGTTTTGAGTGACATGGATTCAGTCGCAAGTGATTTCGTTTCGATGCTTTTAAATCCTCTTTATCAGGATGACTGGATTGTGGGTGATGTAACTCCGACCAATCCGGTCACAGAAAGTTTAGGGGACATGGTTGCAGGGGTTTTTATTGACATAACACTTTCTACTGAATTTAACGGGGATTCATGTTTGGTCCCTGCTGATGATGTAGAATTTCCTCAAACTATAGACATGGCACGAACTAAAATTTATAAATACACAGCTACCGGATTGGAAGGAAATACTATTTCTATTCCTTCTCTTTCTGGTAAATACATTCTTGCCCTCTGGAGGGCAATGGCTTATAAAAGAGCAATAGCAGTTGCACCGACTGACAGCGAAAAGATCCAAGTGGGGACGGTTGATGCCGGAAGCGGGCAGGGAATTGTGGGTGATGGAAGTTTTATTTTACAAACAGGGGATGCTTTGATCGTTGACGAGCAGCTCGACATTTTATATTACGGAACATGAAAAAAATATTTTTATTATTATTTCTTTTAATTGGGTTTTTGGGGTATGGGCAGACGTTACAATATGTCAATACCTATGGCTATGATTTTAATAAACTTAAAGTAAGGGATTTGATGGGGCTGCCTACTGATACATTTACAGTCCCGGCAAATTTACAAACCATTCCGTTTATTGCCCGTAAAGCGAATGTTACATACTTCTGGCACACGGTTAATCTTGTTTGGGAGCAGGATGCAGGCGGCTCAGGAACGGCAGGTGAAGGAATAACCATAACAGGGGGGGCGGTTAATTTAGGCGGTTTAATTGCATCCCCTGCCACTGGATTTACTTCAGATAGAACGGTAAATACTAACCGAAAAGGAATGATTTGGGTTAATGGTACTATTTCTGATTTAGTTGACCCTGGCGGGGCTTCATGGGATTTTGGGCAGGAAGTTTTTTCGCCTTCACAGTTTTTAAGTGCAGACACTTTAACCGCAAATGATGTTGACCCTCCAACAGCGGCAATGCCCTGGAGTGGGATATTCGCACGAAGGGAGATTTATTTGAATAGTGGAATATTAAGAACTCAAAAAGTTTTTGGACATAGCTTTTGGTTAAGATGGAATTGGTTAGATACAATGTCTTTTAGAACAGAAAGCGGGGATTATAATAATTCGTTTCAAGTCGTAAATGAACTAGCTCCCAGAGGAGCAGGCAGACAAGGGGCAAGGGCTTCTCACGGAACGGGTCAGAATCTTTCCAGGGCTTACGGAGAGTATGCGACACTATCAACAACATATTTAAATAACACAGGAAGCAATTATGTTTATATTAATGGGCATCTTGGTGGGTTCAATTCTTACTTAGCAATGGGTGCCGATAGTATCATGGGCGGCTTTGTTTATTACGGCACAGGAAGTGTAACAAGTGCCTCCAGCTATATTGCTAAAAGCTATGTATTGGCTCCATCTAATCAGAGTTTTACTCCACGAATAGATTCAGCTTACTTTTTGTTTGATACCACAAGGGTAGAACGAAGCTATCACGGGGGGAATATGGTTATCGGTCCTTCTGTTGGTTCTGCAAATACCTGGTCGTCGTCAGATGTATTAAAAGTGTTAGGAAACCTTGCTACCACTGATACGGTTAATATAGGTGCTGCTAACTCAATGACTGATACATTAGGTGTAGATATTTTATTAAGAAGGCGGGCTAATGGTGGTGTAGAGATTATAAGAGCAGACCAACTATCTGCTTTTTTAGGTGCTCCGAGCCTTACTAAGGGATTTATGACTGATGCCTTAACGGTTGCAGGTTCGACGACAATTATACCCCGTTATTTCTGGTATGATGAATTTCAGGGATCTCAAACAAATACAGTCGGGACAACTTTTATGTTTGAACTGGTCTCTGGAACAGGTGCTAATGCTTCAGCAACTACAAATGCTTCGACGATTTCAGGGGCTACTGGTTACGGTTATGCAGAATTAACTACAGGAACAACATCTACGGGTAAAGCGGTTTTAAGCGGAGGTTATGGTGCAACCAACCAGAATCAAATGGGCAAGGTTGATAACGATTATTATTATAGATGCGAATTT